GTCGATGCTTATCAAGACCCGTTCGCTGCTTACAGCGTGCGCGAGACAGTCAGCGTTGATAAAACCCTCGATATTGAGGATAACGGCAAATTGTTCTGGGTAGATACCGATGCGAAAGTCATCACCTTACCTGCTGTGGCAACTGCAGTGCATTGCACTATTGTCAACGGCGGCGCTGCTGGCGCCGTGTTGGTGGCAGTCTCACCAGATGCCAACGACAAAATTCAAGGCCCCAATTTACCCGGCACCAACAACAAAGATCTGCTGAACACCAAAGCGACCGCTCGACGCGGCGATTTTGTACAGCTAACCGCCGGTAATGCCGACGGCCCGTTCGTGTCTGCGTTACGCGGCACCTGGGCGACCGAGCTGTAATCACTCACCACCTCAAAGGAATTCACAATGGATCAATCTGCATTATCATCTCGCGCGGTCGTGGGCATGTATTACGAGCGGCTCGCAGCCGGCTCAGGTGCGCCCTGGATGGAAGCCGTCTCCAACTATTTCACCAGCGACCAGGCCAGCGAAGAATACGTCTGGCTGGGCATGCCGCCCGCGCTGCGCGAATGGATCGGTGGCCGTCATGCCAAAGGCTTCAGCGACAACGGCATCACCATCACTAACAAACATTTTGAAGCGACGCTGGAAATCGCCCTGCGCGATTTACGCCGCGACAAAACCGGGCAGATTATGGCGCGCGTGGGCGAGTTTGCGCAGCGCGGTCAAACCCACTTCGCCAGCCTGCTCTCTACGCTCATCGCCGGCGGTGCTAGCAATTTGTGCTACGACGGTCAGCCGTTTTTCGCCACGGCACACAATGAAGGCGGCAGCGGCAATCAGTCGAATTTAATCACAACCGACATTTCCGCCCTGCCGGCTGCTGTGCATGGTGTTATCACCGCGCCGAGCCCGGAAGAAATGCAGCAAGCCATGCTGGCCAGCATCACTAAGATGTATTCTTATGTAGATGACCAGGGCGAACCGCTGAACGAAGACGCCAACAGCTTTATGGTGCTGGTGCCAGTTGGCTTATCGCAAGCCTCTTTAGCCGCGCTGTCTATGGTTCGCCAGGCCGCTGCTTCCACCTTCGCTATCGACAACTTCAATATCTCGCTGGCGATGAACCCCCGCTTAACCGCTGCAGGTTGGACTGACAAGTTCGTTACCGTGCGCACCGATGGCAGCATTAAGCCTTTCATCCGTCAGGAAGAAGTCAACCCGCAGCTGAAAGTGAAGGACGAAATGAGCGAATTTGCGTTCGACAACGACGCAATTCAAATCGGCCTAGACACCTGGCGCAATGTCGGCTATGGCCGCTGGCAAGGTGCTGTGTTGAATACGCTGGTTTAAGGGTTACGCAGCGATGAGCTTTGTTGAAACATTAAGCGACTTTTTCGATGATTTTGCTGAAACGGCCACCCTGGCCAATGGCAGCAAAGTCTTCGGGATCTTCGATGCGGCTTATCAGCAGCAGTTGGGCGGTATGCTCAGCAGCTCATCGCCTCAATTTCAGTCGATCACCACCAGCTTAATGACGGCAGTGGAAGGCACTGCCATCACTATTGCTGGCATCACTTACAGCATTGTTGAAGTGCAGCCGGACGGCACTGGCCTAACCACCTTGATTTTAAGGCGTGCGATCTAATGGCCAGCGCACGCGAGACTTTACTAGCGAGAGTGTTGACGGTGTTGCTTGCCGCTAACACCGCCGCCGGTGCGCGGGTGTATCGCTCACGCACGGCTGCCGTCCCCGGCAATCTCGGCCCGACGATTTTGGTTGAGCCAAAAGAGGAAAGTGTGGGCATTGGTACCACCGGCACGGCGTATCGGTCGCTGTCTTTTTCTGTTTCGGTTGCCGCCCGCGGCCCTGTGCCAGACAAGGTCGCTGACCCTACTTGCGTGTCCGCCCATGCTGCACTGATGGCGGATAGCACAATCGGCTTAGCCGCTGGGCTGGAAGAGATCGGTTCGGAATGGCGTTTTGATGAAGGCGATTTAGACGCTGTTGAGGTTGAAACACTTTACCGCATTCCGTATAGCTCACTTTACACATCTATTGAGGCATTATCATGAGTGAATTTGTTCGATTACCCGACGGTCGTTTGCGCCGGAAATATGGCGGCGATGCTGTGCAGATTGATCCCGTACCGGCTGATCCCGTACCGGCAATTTACGACCCCGAGCGTTTAGAGCCGCCTATGCCAGAAACTGCAGCACCTGAAGCTGCCGTCACCCCAACATCAAAAAAAGGTAAGGAGTAATTTATGTCCCGCTTAATTCGCAAAAGTTTGATTCTCGCTAAAATCGAAACCACGCCCGGCACAGATATTGTGCCGACTAATATTGCCAATGCGTTATTAGTCAGCAATATGTCAATTGCCATCAATTACACGAATGTTAATCGTGATTTGATTCGCCCTTATTTTGGCGCGTCAGAGCAACTTGTCGGCACGCGTGCGTTGGATATTAGTTTCGATGTCGAAATTTCTGGCAGCGGCACCGCCGGCACAGCACCCGCCTGGGGCCCACTGCTGCAGGGTTGCGGCATGACCGAAACGCTTGTTGCAGTGACCACCGCAAGCTATGCACCAAACTCTGATGGTACCGCAGCAAAATCGCTTAGCATTTACTACTACGATGATGGTGTTTTGCACAAAGCATTAATGGCGCGCGGCACAGTGGAATTCTCTATGGGCGTGAATGAGCGCCCACTGATGAAATTTAAATTCACCGCATTGGATGCCGGTGTGACTGCCGTCAGTGTACCCGCGCCCACCCTCACCGCTTGGAGACCTCCGGTTGTCATCACCGACACCTCCACCACCGACATCACCCTGGGCGGCACATTGACCGCAGGCGTTATCTCTGCCGGCACCACGTACCCCAGCAAGGGCCTAATGATCAATTTGGGCAACGACGTGAAATTCACACCACTGTTGGGCAGCGAAAGTGTCCACATCATCAATCGCGAAACCACCGGATCAATCAGTCTGCAGCTCACTGCAGCGCAAGAAGTCTCGCTGATGACGGCAGTTAATGCAAATACCCTACAGTCTGTCGGGTTTACCATCGGCACCGCTGCTGGTCTGAAAGTCACGGCATTCGGCGCAAGTGTGCAATTGAGCAATCCGAAAAAAGAGGAGATGGATGGCCGCCGTTTAATCGGCTTTGACCTGCGCTTTATGCCAGTCTCGGGTAACGATGAGCTTAACATTGTTGCGCTTTAATCCATAAACTCACTCACTCATTAAGGTATTTCATGTTTAAGATTGCACAATCTGACCGTTTCACTTTCCCGGTGCCCGTTGAAATTGTGGGCGACAATGGCCGTAGAATCACGCAAACCTTTGACGCCACCTTTAAGCGGTTGACTCAGCCGGAATTCAAACAACTGATGCAGCGCGCGCAGGCCAATGAGATTGATGACTTGGCCATTGCCGCTGATGTGTTGCTGGGCTGGCGTGGCATTCAGGCGGAGGACGGCACCGACATGCCGTTCAGCGATGAAAACCGCGAAAAGCTGTTGCAAATTTGGCCGGTGTTGCCGGCTGTGGTGAGTGCGTTTATCGAGTCGCACGGCCCGAAGGCTAAAGCAAAAAACTGATCGACATCGCGCGCCGCTGGGCCGGCGGGGGCGCGCGCGATGATAGTACGGCAGCGGCTGCCGCGTTTGGCCTAGAGGTCGTTGATGACAATGCAGATGACGATGTTGAGATCTGGCCAGAAAATGCCGAAACCGCTGAGGTGTTTTTTGCCTGCCAAACTCAATGGGTAATTGATGGAATGAGCGGCACGTATCGCAGCTTGAATTACCCTGGCGTGGCCGTAGTGCTAGACATGCTGGCACCGAATAACCGCCGTGAGGTTTTTGCTGGAATTCAGGTCATGGAAAGCGCGGCGTTAGCGGTATTACAAAAACGCGCGGAACAAAAAAACTAGGGGCAAGCAATGGTACAGCAAAATCTCGGCATTCTAATTACCGCAACTGATAGCACCGCCGCCGGCATCACCTCTGCACAGCGTAACCTAGCTGCGCTGGGGGCGAAAACCGAAAGCATTGGGCGGGCGATGGAGAATATCAGCGCGCGTATGGCAGGGGTGGGCGCGGCGGGTCAGGCGGGGTTGTCGCGTTTTGGGCTGGATCTCGGGACGCTGGTTGAAAAATCAGTGGAGAGTGAAAAAGCGCTTTACGCGATTGCCGTCACTGCTGGGCAGTCTGGCGATACCGCCGCTAAGTCCGTGAAAGCGTGGTCGGCAGCCATTAATCAGATCGCGCGCGAAACCAATCAGAATCAGGCAAAGGTTACTGCTGCGTTTTCTGACATGATTGGTAAGGGGCTGGATACTGAATTAGCAGTGCAGATGCTTAAACCGATTGGCCAGGCAGCAACCGCTGCCGGCGCGGAAATTGGTGACATGGCATCTTCCGCGCAAGCCGCGTTCTCGCAGCTTAAAATCCCTGTTTCAGAAGTCGGTCAATCGCTCGATATTATGGGGAAGGCCGGCAAGGCAGGGGCGTTTGAGCTGAAGGATATGTCGCAGTTCTTCGACAAACTGACGGCATCTGCTAGCAATTTAGGAATGACCGGCAAGCAATCATTGGCTGGCCTGGCTGCAGCGGCACAAATCGCGCGGCGCGGCACTGGTGATGCTGCGCAGGCCGCCACTAATTTAGACAATTTCCTAGGCAAACTCAACGCGCAGGTGACGTATAAAGCGTTCGAGAAGATGGACGTTGACCTGGGCAAACTAAAGGAAGAAGCCAAAGCAAGCGGCGATTATCTCGGCTACATGGCCGACGCCATCAAAAAACTGACTGGCGGTGATGCTGCAAAAATATCTGCGCTGTTTAGCGACGTGCAAGCCGGCGCGTTTGTGCAAAAAATGGTGCAGGATTTAGATGACTACAAAAAGATTCAGGCGGACGCCTTAACCGCCTCGGGCGTGGCCGCTGAGGATTTTGCCACGGTAATGCAATCATCTTCCGCGCAAGTGGACAAGATGAAAATTAATATGGAAGCATCAGCTAATGAAGGCGGCGCATTAGATGGCATCATCAAGTCGCTGACGGCGTTATCAAGCTGGGCGGACGAACACCCTGAACTGGCAAAGTGGATTATTTTTGGTACCGCTGGGCTGGCGGTGGGCGGTGCGGTGGCCTTGGGCATTAGCGCAACCGTGACCGCGATTGGCGGCATCATGACCGCGTTAAGTGGGTTATCTGTATTTTTGGCGGCTAATCCAATTGTTCTTACGATACTTGGGCTGGCTGCCGCTGGTGCTGCAGGTTATGTCGCTGGAACCTACATCAATGACTGGATAGATAGTCAGGTGCAGGCGATCACCGGCGATAAGGCCGCCACCTTAGGCAGCGCGCTTTATGATCTGATTGAGGGTGAGGGTGGCATCATCCCGACCATTAAAAACAGTTGGGAATCCATCAAACAAGCCGGCGGCAACCTGATGCAAGGGTTACGCACCGGAATCACCGAAGGGCTCAAGGGCGCGCTGGGTATTGGCGAAAAACTAAAAGATGCTATCGCCTACACCCGCAACACGGTTAAAGATTGGTTACAAGTCGGTAAGGATATTATCGACGGTCTATGGCAGGGCATTCAATCCACCATGCGCAAGCCGTTGGAGGCTATCGGCGATTTAGCTAAAAAACTGCCGGAATGGGCCAAAGACCTGCTTGGCATTAAATCCCCCTCACGCGTATTTGTGCAAATTGGCGCGCAGGTGGGTGAGGGTTTTGCTGTTGGTATCGAATCGACCTCAGGCCGCGTGAATGACGCGTTCGGCAAACTGGCATTTACCGCTTATGACCCCGCCACGGCGGCATGGCTGCAGCAAACCTTGCAAGATCAGATCGATTTGCTGGAAGATCAGGGCACCGAATTTGCTGCAGTGGGCAGCCAAGCAGAAGCGACGGCAAGCAAAATCAAAGCCACCTATCGCGACACCAAAGGCCGTTATCTTCCGGACGATGAAGTGGAGCGCGCCGCCGCCGTATGGCAGCGTAGCAGCGATGACATGCAGCGCATGCTATCCGACGCCCTCATGCGCGGCTTTGAGGGCGGTAAAGATGCCGGCAAGAACTTCGTTGACACGATTAAAAACTACCTGAAAACCGCGTTTCTCAAGCCCATTGCGGTGCAGATTAGTGCCACGCTGGCGGGGGCTGTCGGACTAGGTGGGAGTGGGTCAGCTTCAGCTTCTGGCGGTGGCGGGAGTGATTCGCTTTCTACGCTGAGTAGCTTGAATTCGGCTTACAAGGCTCTTGCCAACGGGTTCACTTCACTCGGAAGCACTGCCGGCAGTTACGCCATCATGGCCTCCCAGGGCGGCAGCATGGGCAGTACCGTGATGGCTGGATCACAGCAAGCCGCCATGCTCAATGCGCAGGGTATGGGAAGCTATTCGGTTTCGTCACTTGGCGGGGCGGTCGGCTCTGCGGCCTCCCTGCTAGGCGGTGCAGCAGTGGGGTTTGTGGTCGGTAAAATGATCAGCGGTGGTTACAGCGCCATTGGAAAATCTGGCAACACGGCAGTAGCAGCGGGCACGGCGATTGGGGCAATTTGGGGGCCGCTAGGTGCAGCCATTGGTGGTGCGGTCGGCGGCCTGGTGAACCGGACGTTTGGCCGCAAACTCGCCGGCACGGGCATTGAGGGCAGCTTCGGCGCGGGCAATTTCTCCGGCACTAACTACGAGTATTACAAGGGCGGCACATTCCGCTCGGACAAAACCAAGCGCAGCGATCTTGACCCGCAGGTTGACGCGCTACTCGACACTTCATTTGCCACTCTGCAAACGAAAACCGCACTGATGGCGACGGTGCTAGGGCAAAGTGCCAGCGCGATCAACGCATTCACCAGCAGCATCAAGCTGG